GTAACTGGCATGCCTGACTATTCAGAAGATGTAGTTGTTTATGGCGCAGCCTTTCGTATGATTTCTTTCTTAGACCCATCACGCTTGGGTGCACTATCTGCAGAAGCAGATGTTCTTGATAATCAGCGTGGAGCACGAAGTGGTGAGAACGCAGCACGCTTCTTGTTTAATGTTTACAACACTCGTTTAAACGAAGTGGCGGAGAACCAACGCCGTCAATTCCCAATTCGTTCACACTACCAGAGATAAGGCACCCCCATGGCAGCAGGCGACCCAGGCGTATTAAAGCGGAATTTTTCCGCCACAGCAATTGAAACAACGCTGGTTAATTCTATTTCATCAGCAGCAACTGGCGATACAACCACAAGCGTTTCTGTTGTATCTGTTAGCGGTTTCCCAACTGTTCCATACACACTAATCCTTGGACCAGATACTAACAAAGAAGAAGTAGTTACAGTAACCGCTGCATCATCTACAACTCTTACTATTACTCGTGGTCAAGATGGAACACAGGCTGTTTCTCATACCGCTGGAACATCTGTTCGCCATGGTGTATCTGGTCGTGACTTTAAAGAAGAACAGACTCACATAGCAGCCCGTGGTTATGATACAGATTCAGGTATTCTTTCTAACGCTGGTCAAACACATGTGCACGGACTTGTAAGTGGCGATGGTTCAATAGTTGGTTCAGACCAATTAGTAACCCTTACTCGTAAAACTCTTACAACACCAACAATTAACGGTGCAACTCTTACAGGCACAATAACTTCAACAGCATCTATTGTTGTTAGTGGCGCTGGAACAATTACTGGTCTTTCATCTGCAGGTATGGTTGCATCATCTGCAGCGCCTAAGAACTATGTAGATTCAATTCTTGGTTCAGCCACTGCTGCTTCTACCTCTGCTGCTTCTGCTGCAACTAGCGCTACATCTGCTGCTACCTCAGCAACAAGTGCAGCAACCTCTGCAACATCTTCTGCATCTAGCGCAAGTGCTGCAGCAACTAGCGCATCTTCTGCTTTAACATCACAGACTGCTGCAGCAACTAGCGCTACCAGCGCTGCTGCATCAGCAACTGCTGCTGCTACCAGTGCTACAAGCGCTGCAACAAGTGCTACATCATCTGCATCTAGTGCATCTGCTGCAGCCACATCTGCTTCTAGTGCTGCTACATCAGCAGGAAGTTCAGAAACATCCGCTATAGCATCTGCAACTTCTGCAAGTGCTGCTGCCACTTCTGCTTCTAGTGCTGCGACAAGTGCTACATCCGCTGCTGCTTCTACTAGCGCTGCTGCAGCATCAGCAAGTGCTGCTGCCACAAGTGCAACAAGTGCTGCTGCTAGTGCTACTGCTGCTGCTAATTCAGTATCAACAATTGCTACTTATGCATCTGATGCTTTAACATCTGCCAATAGCGCTGCAACATCAGCATCATCTGCTGCAGCCTCTACAAGTGCTGCTGCTGCATCGGCTTCCGCTGCATCAACAAGTGCTGCATCTGCTGCTACATCGGCAACTGCTGCTGCAGCAAGTTATGATTCTTTTGATGACCGTTACTTAGGTGCCAAGTCAACTCCTCCTTCAGTAGACAATGATGGCAACGCACTTATTACTGGTGCTCTTTATTGGAACTCAGTTTCTAATACAATGTTTGCTTGGTCAGGTTCTGCATGGGGTTCTATTTCTTCTGCTGCTGAAATTTTCCGCTACCGCTATACAGCATCAGGCGGAGAAACATCAGAGTCTGGTCCAGATGACAATGGCGTAACGCTATCTTATTTGCCTGGCAAAGAACAGGTATACCTCAATGGTGTGCTTCTTGTTCGTGGACAAGATTACACAGCAAGTAATGGAACAAGTATTGCTTCACTAAGCCCAGCGCTTGTATCAGGTGATGTGCTAGAAATTATTACATTTACTTCATTTGAAGTTGCAACAGCAATTCCTAATAGCATATTAGATGCTAAGGGTGATTTGATTGTAGCCAGTGCAGCCGATACTCCAGGTAAACTTGCAGTAGGAACCGATGGGTATTTCTTACAGGCTTCATCTACTGCTGCACTTGGAGTTACTTGGTCTGCGGTAGACCTATCATCTTATGCAACAATAACAACTGTTCAAGATAATTTAATTTTAAATCTTATGGGCGCACTCTAAGAAAGGGAGTAAACAATGCCAACAACAACCAAAGTGCTTGCTAGAACAGCAGCAGCAACAACAAGCACAACCCTATACACAACACCCTCTGGGACAACAGCAGTAGTAACTAACATAGTTATCTGCAACCCAACAACGGCTGCAGTAACAGCATCAATGACTATCAATGCCATTGACTTTTTAGGTAGCGTATCTATTGCTGCTAATACATCTGCGTTTTTTGACCTTAAGCAAGTAGTTCCTGCAACACAGGTAATTGCTGGCAGCGCATCATCAACTGCAGTTGACTTTCATATTAGCGGAGTGGAGATAGCGTAATGGGTATATCAGTATTTCCTGCAGCAAGCGGTGGCTTAACTCAAAAGACACAAGAATTTACAACTACTGGAACTTGGACAGCACCAGCAAATGTTACAAGCATTGATATATTTTTAGTTGCTGGTGGTGGAGCAGGTGGCGGAATCCAAAATGGAGGAAGTTATGTAACTGGCGGTGGTGGCGGTGGTGGAGAAGTTATTGAACGCTCATTAACTGTAACACCTGGAACTTCTTATACTGTAACCATTGGCGCTGGTGGTGTAGGTGCAACCAATGCAATGAACAATGGTTCAAACTCATCATTTGGTGGATTACTAACTGCAACAGGTGGCGGAGCAGGTGGAAACTGGAACATTTCAACAACTGGTGCTAATGGCGGTTCTGGCGGTGGAGGCACAGGAGCACAATCACAAACCTATCCAAGCGGTTCTGGTGGTGGCGCAGGTAGTGCTCCATTACCTGCAATTCTTTTACAAGGAACTTCTACGCTGGGATTCCAAGGACAAGGTGGTTTAGGTGCCCGTGGAAACTCTGGCGCACCTGGAATACAATCTGGAAGCAATACACACGCTTGGGTTGGTCCTGGTGGTGCTGGAATTAAAGGTTTTGGTGGCGGTGGTGGCGGAGGCGGTTCTCAATCTCCTGGTAAATCAGGTTCAGCAGGTGGTGGTAGAGGCGCAACAGGTGGAACTTCTGGTGCAGGAGTTGCTGCTACTGCAAATACTGGTGGCGGTGGAGGTGGCGCTGTTGCGGTTGATTCAAACCCAGCAGGAGGCTCTGGCGGTTCGGGCTATTGCTTAATTACTTACTGGTCATAAGGAGATAAATTATGGAACAACATTACGCATTTCTTAAAAACAATCGTGTAGAAAACATTGCAGTATTTGCTTCACAAGATGAAGAACTTGCTGACCGTATAGCACAAGAGCAAGGGTTTGATGATGCTGTATGGGTTGGAACAACAGTTCCACCAATGTGGGCAACTTACAATGGAACAACATTTACTCCACCAACAGTAGATTATTTAATATCTATTGGAGTTATTATTCCACCAGTAGAAGAACCAGAGGTGACTGAGTGACTAAAGCAAGAGTAAATGCAGACAACGCATCTGCTGATATCCAAGGAGTAACCGCTGGCACAGGGTTAACAGGTGGGGGCACATCAGGCACCGTAACACTTAGCCTTGAAACAGACCCAACACCAACAACACTAATGACAATGGGAGCATAATAATGCCAACAACATATAAAGTCCTGGGGCAAGTAGCCCCTTCTGCAACAACAGCAACAACACTAGAAACAGTGCCTAGTTCCACTCAAGTAGTGGTATCTACTATTGCTGTATGTAACCGTGCTGCTACAGCAGCAACATATCGTATTGCCGTGCGCCCTGCTGGTGCAACACTAGCAAATGAACACTACATTGCATATGATGTAGCAATCACTGCAAACAACAGCACATTTATTACTGTTGGCGTAACCCTTGCAGCAACAGATGTTATTACTGTTTATGCATCAACTGCTAACCTTTCATTTTCAGCGTTCGGAAGCGAGATTTCATAATGGCTGTATCAAATTTAGTAGCAGCATCTGGTGGTTTTGATATGACAAAAGCAACGCTTCGTCAAACAATCACATCAGGCTCAACTTTAACAATTCCTTCTGACATTACTTTTGCTTTTGTAATTTGCATTGGCGGTGGCGGTGGTGGGGGTTCTTTCCGAAGCGGTTTTGGTGAAGGCTGGGGCGGCGGAGGCGGAGCAGTTGTTGGTGCTTGGACTCCAGTATCAAATGGCATGAGCATTGTAGTTGGTGCTGGCGGAACAGGTGGCGCAGGTGGCGGTAATGCTGGTGCTCCAGGTGGTTTTACACAATGTGGGATGATTAACGCACAAGGTGGGGCTAATGGGTCATATAGCAGTGGTGGTGTTCTTAGTGTTTTAGGCGCTGGTGCATCTGCACAACCTAATAACGCAGTTAATTCAACATATCTTACAGCAATTGGAGCAGCAAGTTATCAAGATACTGCTACTCCAGCATCTTCTGGTTGTGGTGGAACTGCTGATTCTAACGGAACAAACGGTTCTGGCAACGGTGGCGGTGGGGGTGGACTTGGAACTCGCTCTGGCGGTTCTGGAAAATTTGCTGGTGCTGCTGGTTCTAACAACACTCGTGGCGGTGGGGGTGGTGGCTATCTAGGCGCTGGCGTTTCTGGGGCATCTGGAGGAACAGGTGGTTCAGGCGGTGGTGGTGGTGGTGGTGCTGGCAATGCTGGCGGTGCTGGCGGAACTGGTGGCGCTGGAGCCATCCTTATTTACTACTAATTCATAGGAGAATAATATGACAATTGAAATAAGAACAGTTATTAGATATGAATACAAATGTGAATTATGTTCCCAAGATTATACCGAACAACGCAATCTTGGTGAAGATGCATATTTTACTAAATGCACTATTCCTAATTGTAATGGCAACTTTCAATTAATTAATCAAACTGAATCTACTTACGAACAAATAATTCCAGACCCAGTAGTAGTAGAACCAGAAAAAGAAATAACAGAATAACAATTACACCTGAGCATGTGTTTAAACTGCTCACTTTTCTTTTATTAAACTAAGGAGCGATAGTGGCATCACGCAGCCCTGATATATCCGAGCGCACGATAATTGATTTATCTGGTCGCCTGTCTACATATTATGATTTAAACGCTAACGCTTTTGACATGGCTATTGGCGGTCTGCCATTTATTATGGCAGTAACAGACAGCACTCCATATAGGAGACAGACTGCAGAGTTTCGTGTTCAGCGTGTAGACCAAATGCGTGACCCAGGTGAGCACACCCTTGGTGGCTCAGGCTATTGGACTCGCAGCCAATCATCATGGCACTACGGTGAGGGTGTTCTATTTGCCGAGCCTATGGAAGGTAGCGATGCAGAAGTTCGTTTTCGTTATCGTGATTCATACGGCGTAGATGTGTGGACTCCAGGTGAAATAAGCCTACTTAACAAAACAACACTTGTTCAGGCTTTTGCTGGTAAATGCAAAATAGATACAGGTGCAAGCACAGCAGGAGTTGCTTTTCTTATTGCATCTGATATGTCTGTTCGCACATCACAAACTACAGCAATGTATAAGATTACAAGTTCAGGCACATCAACAGCCTTTGTTAACTATTCATCAATTAACAATGAAACAATCCTTGCCACTACATCTGATGGCACATATTTATATGTGGCTACAACTGCTGGTATTTATGATATTAAATTATCCGATGGCACAACACATAAGTCTTACAACTATGGTGCATTAACCGCACAACATGCAACACTTAAGTATGTTAAACAACGCATCATTGGTGCTGGGCAATTTACTAATGGCGCATACGCAGCCTATGAATTACTATTCCCTTCTAAGGGTAGCGGTGCATCTGTAGAAATCAAGCCTACAATGACTGCTGCAGAAGGTAGCCTTATTGATGGCTCAACTAATATGCCTGTTGACTGGGAGTGGACAGCCATTACCGAAGGAACTAATGCAATTTACTTTGGTGGCTATGCTGGCGAACACTCTAGTATTTTTAAACTTCAAGTAGATAACACTGGCGCTTTAGGAACTATTGTTACTGCTGCTACTATGCCACGAGGTGAGATTGTTTTATCTCTATACACATACCTTGGTTCATATCTTATGGTTGGCACAAACAAAGGCGCTCGTGTTGCAACATTAGACCAAAACGGTGACATGCAATACGGACCACTTGTGTATCAAAATGCAAACGGTGTCTATGACTTTGAAGGTCGTGACTCATACATCTGGGCTACTAATACCAATGGTATCAATACCAACTCAGGCACTACACGCATTAACCTTGCTCAACCAATTACATTATCAGGCAATCCTGCTCAAGCCAGTTTCAGTGGTGTGTATGCCCGTGCAACAGATGTATTTGCTAATGGTATATCTGGCACAGTAAATGCTGTTCGTATATTTGGCGGTAGTAATCAAGTTGCCTTTGCAATCTCTGGTTCAGGTATTTGGTTACAACATCCAACAGAGTTAGTTGAATCAGGACAGATTCGTTGTGCTCGTATCCGTTATGACACCATGGAAAACAAAGCATGGAAGCGTATTCGTATCCGCACTACTGACGATATAGCAGACGGTGACATTGAAATATTTAAGATTGGTCCAACATCGGACACTGTTATTACTACTCTTTATGAAGGCAACCCTACTACTGCTGATATTGACTTAGGTGATGCTTATGTAGAAGCAGGACCAGATGCATCGTTTAAACTTATTCTTACCCGTAATTCTACCGATGCAACTAATGGTCCAGTAGTAGTAGGTATTGCTGTTAAGGCTTTGCCAACTCCTACTCGTGCACGCATTATGCAGATTCCATTGTTTTGTTTTGACAGAGAAACAGACAAGACAGGTAACATGATTGGCTATGAAGGTTACTCAAGAGAGCGTTTAAACGCATTAGAAACTATTGAAGCCAATGGACAAACAGTTATTCTCCAAGACTTTAACCAAGGTGGAGAGCCAACCGAAGTCATCATTGACCAAGTTACATTTACTCGCTCTACTCCAGCCAACCGTAACTACACAGGTTTTGGTGGCATCATCCAACTCATAGTAAGAACGGTTGTTTAAACATGACACCTAGCGATTGGGCTGCATTTGCAGTAGCCATTACAACTTTAGTAGGTAGCCTTGCAGTCTCAATCCGATGGCTAGTTAAGCATTACCTTAGCGAACTTCGCCCCAATTCTGGCTCAAGCCTCCGTGATTCTGTTGACAGACTAGAGGCAAGAGTTGACCGTATCTATGAAATCTTATGTGACCGCCCACAATAATTAAGGATACAAGTGAAACTTCCCCGTTTACTTGCAGTATCGTTCCTTACACTAGGAACTTCTTTCTTCTTTACACCGTCAGCCCAAGCAGAAAACACAGGTCAGATAACTGTTACTTGTGGTAATGAGGCTGGTGAATCCAGAGTATTTAATGTAGGTTGGAATACAACAACTCAATTCTTTGAAGGCAAGGGAAACATTGCTGCTTTGTTTTGTTCTATTGGAACACAAAATCAATGGCAAACTTTTATTAGCACTACTGCTCCTGAAAGCACATGGTATTACAACGGTGTAGCAACTACCCCAAGTCCCACTCCATCGCCTTCTTCAGAGCCAACTCCTGAACCTTCTCCGACTCAACCCGAACCTTCTCCATCTCCATCAGAGACTTCAACTGCGACTCCAACGCCTGAACCTGTAGTTCCAACGCCTTCACCTGAGCCGACCAATACTGCTCCGTTGCCTGAACCATCACCTACTCCATCTCCTGTGCCAGTGACTCCTCCAGAGCCAACTCCGATTCCAGTTCCTCAACCTGAGCCTGCTCCTGAACCAGTGCCAACTCCACCTGTTGTAATCCTACCCCCTGAGCCAACTCCTGAACCTCAACCTCAACCTGAGCCAGAACCCCAGCCAGAGCCTGAACCTGCACCTGTAGAGCCAGCACCTGAACCCGCACCTGAGCCAGTAGAGCCTGCTCCTGAGCCTGTTCCAACTCCAGAGCCAGAGGAAGTTCCTGCTCCTGTAATTCCCGAACCTGCTCCTGAACCTGCACCTGAACCTCCTGCTGTAGAACCTGAGCCACCTGCTGTGGCTACAGAAGATTCTACACCAGAAGAAAGAGAAGCAGTAGCAGAAGCGCTGATTGAAGCAGCCGATGGCGAGCCATTAACGGCAGATGCTATTGAAGAAGCGGGTCTTACCTATGAAGATTTACCACCTGAAACACCTGTTGAAGTTCGTCAAGATGAGAACGGTAACGAAGTTGTTATCACGGCAGAAGTAGCAGCAGCACTTGTTGTTCTTGAAAGCCCAGCAGCATTAGTCGAAGCAATCTTTACTGACCCAGCACAAGCCTTACTTGCATTGGCAAGTATTGGTGCTGACATGTCAGAAGAAGAAAGAGAAGAATCAGAAAAAATTATTGTTGCAGCGGTCATTGCTGGACAGGCTGCAGTTAATGCAGCAGGTATGGCAGCAGCAGCAGCCTATAGGAGGAACCCATGAAAAAAATAATAAAAGATATGGTTGAACAACTATGGACTCTACTTGGCATGTTCATTGCTTGGGTAGTTCTTGATGGTTCAGCAAAGACAGTAGTTGGTTATGCCATTGCAGGAACCTTGGTTGCTTGGGCTATTACATACCGACTACGCAACCCAAAGGATGAATAATGCAAACATTTAAACAAGTAATGATGAGGATATTTGCTGTTATTGCAGCAGAATCACTCGGAGTAATTGGTGCTGGTTCTTTAGTAGGTATTGAAGTATGGCAAGCAGCAACACTTGCTGGTGCGCTAGGCGCAGCACGAGTGCTTGAAGCATTGGCTCGCTTCTACCTAGCAGATGGCAGCCTAACGGCAGAAGAAATCAACGCAGCCTTTGCTAAGGTTGACAAGAAAGCGAGTGAGTAATGGGACAAAGAGCAGACTTTATTGCAGTAGCAAAAGGTGAACTTGGAGTAATTGAAGGACCAAAAGACAACGAGACAAAGTATGGTGCCTTTACTAAGGCTAACTTCCTACCATGGTGTGGGTCATTTGTTAACTGGTGTGCCAATGAAGTAGGGCTAAAGATTCCTAACTGTGTATCTACAGTTAACGGAGCCTCAGCATTTATGAAGAAGAACCAATGGGAAAAAGCAAGTGATACTGCTCAGCCACTACCAGGCGACATTGTGTTTTTTGATTTCCCGAACGATGGAGTTGACCGCATTTCCCATGTTGGGATTGTGGTTAAGGACAACGGTGACGGAACGGTTACTTGTGTCGAAGGCAACACTGCCCCAGACAAGAAGGGTGACCAGCGCAACGGAGGGCAAGTCTGCCTAAAGGTGCGTGCTTTTAAAAAGAAGAACGGTTCAAAACTACGCAGGTCACAAGCCGTGTCTGTTGTTGGTTTTGGTAAGCCTGTCTTTAAATCATAAGGAGAAATAATGGACATCAAAACACTTAAGCAAGTAGCACTAACTTATGCTCGTGCAGCAGGCGCTGCAGTTGTGGCATTGTATATGGCAGGAGAGACAGACCCAAAGGTGTTGGCTTATGCCTTCATCGCTGGATTTGTAGGACCTGCTGCTAAGTATCTTGACAAGTCAGCAAAAGAATTTGGCTTAAAGAAGTAACAGTTTAAACAGATTAGCCCCTCGCTTTTTAGCGGGGGGCTTTTTTGCTTTCCCAATCTCTATTGTCTTGAGTCTTTAGTCGGTGGCAATTGGCACATAGTGTCTGTAAATTTGTTATGTCATTGTTTAAATGGTTGCCATCTATGTGGTCTATGTCTAACTGACTACGGTGTATGGCTACAAAGCCACACTCCTCACAATAATCTTTTTTATATTTAGATAACTTAACACGATTAACATTGGACTTAGTTCTACAAGACCAGTAACCTCGTTGTTTTAACTTAAGTCTTGTGGGTCCACACACTGCACAGATACCCCACCGTTTATCTGGGTTCTTAAGTAGCAGCCTATGCTGCTTAGGCTTATCCGCCTGTGCTATAGAAACCAGAGGCATTGAACTTCACTGGTGGGCTACTCCAAATACGAGACATCAATTGGCTACAACATGAACACATAGGAGCATCAGCCTCGGCATGTATAGAGCGTTCTACTTCTACGGTTATCTCACATTGTGGACACTTGTATTCGTATCTACTCACCAGTATTAAGAATCCTTTTCAAAGCGTTTAAACGGCGAAGTCTGGCTTGTTGTTCACGCTTTACTCCAGCGTTAAACCCAAGTCGGTAAAAGAAATATCCTTCAATCAATACAATCAGAATTAAAATTATTTTCATTATCATCCACTGGTGTCGGAACGGTAACCAATGCGCCACAGTCAGCACACTTAGCATCAGTAAACCATAGGCTTATGTCATTATCTTCAAACATGCATCCAACTTGGAATACAAGATGCCCACAATTTAGGCAAACACTTGAAGGTATACCACGCAAGTTCACTTGGGCTGGCTTCGCTCGCCTCTTGACGAGTCTCGCTATTACACCCTTACGCTGCACGAACAGGAGTGTAGTATGCGTTTAAATTACATGTGTGTAATTAGGCTTCGGCGTGTCGCACAATAGAGCAGACTTTGTGCAGTAGTCTCCTCTATTGAAAGGAAGATAAATGACACTTGAACAAGTTACAGGTAAGAACTATGTCAGTCACTCAGCCCTAAATACATGGCTTAGTTGTGGCTGGCAATTCTATCTGTCAAGAATACAACATGTTCCAGAACAACCATCCTACTGGTTAGCAGGTGGCAAAGCAGTCCATGAGGCAACGGAATTATATGACCGTCTATACCATGGCACTGACAAGCAAGACACCTTCTCATCACGAGGAGCATTTGAAGCCAACTGGGAACTCAACTACAAAAGTGCTGACAACGGCATGGAGTGGCGAGCAGGTGGTAGGGCTACTAAGGCTAATCCAAATAAAGAGGATGCAGCATGGTGGTTAGAAGCAGGTCCTAAGATGGTTGATTTTTGGACACAGTTTAGACAAGACAGTGGCTTCAATATGTATCAGTTACCTGATGGCAGTGAGGCTATTGAAACAGAACTTAATCAGGAAGTTGGGGGAGTTCCACTTAAGGCTTTCCTTGACCGACTAATGGTTGCACCAACTGGTGAGTTGATAGTAGTGGATATTAAAACAAGTTCTCGTGAACCTGCATCCCTTACTCAACTTGGTATCTATGCAATTCTTGTAGAGAAAACCATTGGTGTTCGACCAGCACTTGGCTCATACTTCATGGCTCGCACTGGGGAACTTACTGCTCCTCAATCATTAGACCGTTATACTGAGGCACGCCTCGGTTCATGGGCTAAAGGCTTTGAATTAGCCATGGAAAATAAAATCTTTATCCCACAAGTAAGCACCATGTGTGGCACTTGCTCTGTCAATGCTGCATGTTATGCAGTTGGTGGTAAAGACTCGCACCTCTACCCTGAAATAACTATAGGAGAAAATAAATGAGCACAACGGAAGCAGCAATTCAGATTAACTTCAAGACAAAGAAAGATGGCATGTTGATTAACCTTCGTGCTAACGATGCTATTGAACTTGATGGTTTACTAGATGCAGTTACACAACGCCTTGCAACATTGATTGATTTAGAATCAACAGTTGAATCAATGGCACAACCATCATCACCAGCACAAAGTGCAGCAGTTGCTGCAGTTACACAAGCATTTCCTAATGCAACTCCAGTTGCAGGCTATAAGCCAGCAGGTGGACCAGCACCACAGTGCACATGTGGAGCAGGACCAATGCGTTTAGTTCCAGCAGGAATTGCTAAAGCAACTGGTCGCCCATACAAGGGCTTCTATGCATGTCCACAACCTCAGGGTCAGGCTTGCCAAAACAAGGTGCCTGCATAACTCATGCGCCTACTCAGCCGTGCTATTAAAACCGCTTCGCAAGGAGGAGCAACACTACCTGTAGTGTGGCAATCACTTGCAGCGCAACAAATAGCAATCCGTTACGGCGAGGTAAGCATGATTGCTGGACCACCAGGGGCAGGCAAGTCAACACTTGCTCTGTCCTTGGCGGTTCGAGCAAAAGTTCCAACCCTTTATATTTCTGCAGATACACACTCACATACGATGAGCCTTCGTCTACTTGCTTTGCTAACTGGCAAGCATCAGTCAGATGTTGAACCATTAATGGAACAAGACAGAGACTGGGCAGCACAAATGCTTAAGCCTGCTGACCATATTATGTGGGAGTTTGATTCATCCCCAACGCTTAAAGATATTGAAGATGCAGTCCTTGCATCTCGTGAGCGACTGGGTGAAGATGTGCGTTTAATTGTTTTAGATAACGCAGTGGATGTAACGATGGACTCACAAGATGAGTGGGGTGGATTGCGAACCTTGATGAAGGAACTCAAGTGGTGGGCTAGAGAAACTGGAGCAGCCGTTGTTGTGTGTCACCACACTAGCGAAGGCGTGCCTGGTAATCCATGTCCTCCACAAAAAGCGCTGCATGGAAAGGTGGCGCAGACTCCGAGTTTAATTCTTACCGTTCATAATCAGATTTCTACAATGGGAGTCTGTGCAGTTAAGAACCGTTATGGTCCCGCTGATGCGACTGGTGGCACACCAGTGTGGTTGTCGTATGAACCAGCATCTATGCAAATCAACGATGTAATTACATACGAACCAATGCAGTTAATTTAGGAGAACACATGAGTAAGTGGGAACTTACAGTAGTTGAAAATGCAGGAGAAATAGAAGCATCAAAAGTCACCGATGAAATTGCAGTGCAGACTGCACCACTTCTAATTGACATCAAGGCTCAGTTGATGATTGCTAAGCCTAAGACACTTACATACACCGTTGGTTGGAGGGCAATTGTTTGGCAAAATAAAGAGACTGGTCAGTTCAAAGACCTATCCGAAGCAGAGCACAAAGAATATATTACAAGCGGGTCTATCAATCCCACAGGGGGAGATGGCGAAGATGGTAAACAAGATGAACCTACCATCGGAGATGAAGGAAGCATTGCTTGAAGAACTGCCTCAAGTAATTGAGCAGATGGAGGAAGTTGCCAAGAAGGTATACGACCCACATCAAATATGGTTAGAGGCAATGCAGTTTGCAGATTATGTAACACAATTATCTAATCATCTTAAGGATGACCACGGTAGAGATTGCATACTAGACATAGCAGAGCAGTTAACTAACATGTCCAACTCGTTTAAACAAATGGGTGAAAATGCATTACAAGTTTTAGATGAAGCGGAGATACACAATGGCTAACAGTAATCAGGAAACATTATCTCTTGGTTGGTGCGACAACGGTATGGTAGACGGTAAGTTTGCCGAAGGTGTTATGTATACCACGGTGACTGCACCCTCACATAAGATGGCAATTAACAATGTCATCCGTGTTCAGGGTAATCAAATTGGTAGGCAACGCCAAGCATTGATGGACATGTGGTATGACAAAGTAAAGACAGACTGGTTGTTATGGGTTGACTCTGACATTGTGCTGACCGCTGATGTGCTTGGCATGCTATGGAAGATAGCCGATAAGAATACTAAACCAGTTGTATGTGGCACTTACTTTATCTCCAAGCAAATGGAGTCATCATTGATGCAACCTATGCCTGCTTTATTTCATGAGGTGAGTGAGTTTGAGATTAGATACTTACACCCACTACCTAAAGATGAAATAGTAAAAGTTGATTGTGCTGGCTTAGGTTTAACTCTTATGCATCGCAGTGTTGTTCCTAAGTTGCGTGCTATCTCACCTGACTACTCAGTGTTTGCTGAGAAAGAAGGGCTAGGAGATAAGTATGTTGGCGAGGACATTGTGTTCTTTCGTAACTTAAAGAAGGCAGGCGTTGATGTGTATGCACACACAGGCGCAGTTGTTAAGCACATGAAACGGTTTGCCTATGATGAGAACTACTATGCATTGTATTGGCAGGCTGCAGCAGCAGCAGAGAGGCAGACAAATGGCGAGCCAGCAACAGAGTAATAAGCGCAGAGGTGCATCGTTTGAGATAGACCTTGCTGATTGGTTGATGACTCAAGGTTTAAACGCACAACGCTTACCTCGTGCAGGGCGCAATGACATTGGTGATGTATTTCTACCAGCAGTCAATGACATTTATGTTATCGAAGCCAAGGCACCACGGCGTGATGGCAAGGTTGACTTATCGGGTTGGCTGCGTGAGGCGTATGTAGAAGCAGAGAACTATCGCAAGTCTAAGAACATGAAGGTAGCACCAACACCATTGGTGATTATCAAAGCATCTAACAAAGGAATTGAGGATGCCTATGTAGTTCAAAGGCTAGGTGATGTCATTGCAAAACTCTAAGCATGACATCGTTAAAGTCCTTGAACATTATGGTTTTGAAATACCACATGGAAGGCGTGGGTGGTTCACACTGCGCTGCGCTTTCCATGGTGATAGAGTTAAGTCTGCCCGTTTAAACATAGACAACGGTGGGTTTCGTTGCTTCGGATGTGAGATGGCTGGAGATGTTTATTCACTGATAATGAAACGAGAAGGAGTGGGATTCAATGAGGCTAAGCAAATCGCAGAAGGAATTACTGGAGAAGGCAACGGAGAGTTACGCTCAAAACCTACAGGAGATAGTTCCATACCTACAGAGCAGAGGTATCACAGAACAGACAGCAATTATGTTTCGCCTCGGCTTCGTAAGAGAGCCTGAGATGGGGCATGAACCTTATGTTGGTAAGTTAGCAATCCCTTATCTCACCCCAACAGGTGTCATTGACATACGGTTTCGTAGTTTAAACAGTGATGGTGGTCCAAAGTATTTATCAAGACCAGGAGCAACGACTCACATCTATAACATCAATGCATTAAGTAATGATTCAGATGTGCTTGCTATCTGCGAGGGTGAACTTGATACAGTTGTAGCCACACAAGCAGGGTTCAGTGCAGTTGGTTTGCCTGGTGCTAATAACTGGAAATCTTTTTATACTCGTGTGCTTGCTGACTGGTCAAAGGTTGTGTTGTTATGCGATGGTGACAACGCAGGGCGTGAGATGGCTAAGCATCTAAGTCGAGAACTAGATAATGTGTTCCCAGTCTTTATGCCTGAGGGTCAAGATGTTAATGATGTTTATTTATTAGAAGGTGCTGACGGTTTACGAAAGCGAGCAGGCGTTTAAACATGATGGTAAAGAACTCATCATTTGATTTAGACTTTGGCTACGGTCGTAAGGGTGAACTGTTAGTCGAGGCTTTATTAACGGAAGGCAAGACTGTTGAAGTCAAGCGTGACCGTAAGTGGTGGGCTACTAATAACATTTACATTGAGGTTGAGTGTTGGTTTAACAAGACTAAAACATGGGAGCCATCGGGTTTGATGGTTACTACTGCTGAGTATTGGGCGTTTGTTCTTGAGCGTGGTGTTGTTATGGTTCCAACAGACCATGTGCATTATGCAATCAGGGAGTTTGGCAAAGAGATTACTTGCGAGATACCACCGAACTGGAGCAAGGGTTATCTAATTACTATTGAGGATTTACTAACAACAATGAAGGAACTTAAACATGGACAACAATAACGAATTGTTATGGGAAACCGTATACAAAGTGGCACGCTACAGTGCAACAAGATGTGTGCGTATTCATCGTAACCTCGTGACTGCTGACGATGTGTTCCAACATCTAAACCTATGGGCAGTAGAGCATTGGCATAAGATTGAGGAGTGGGAGGGGCAGGATTCTTTAGTGTTTAAACTGCGCCGAACATTTAACAATGAGTCACAAAAGTTTGCAGCCAAAGAGCGTGCCTATAAATCTAAGTCAAGACCAAGCGATGCGTTCTATTACACACACGAGATACTTCAAGAGTTGTTGCGTGATGTATGGAACTACGAACAGTGGGTGCAATCAGGCACGCCATCAGATGCAGAGTTTATTAGTAAGACAAGTAAGCCTAATGAGGGTATGAATAGAGAAGCAATGTTGTCAGATGTTAGCGGTTCACTTGCCCGTTTAAACGACCAAGACAAAGAGTTGTTGCGGCGTAGGTTTGATGGTGGCGGCACTGACTTCGATGTTCTTGCGGTTGAATACAGTGCAAGTGAGGAGGCACTGCGTAAGCGTGTGTCTCGTGCACTTACTAAGTTGCAAGACAGGCTAGGTGGTGAGCAACCACAATGGAACAATCGTAGATACAGGAAACCCGACAATGATTAGACCTAAATACCAACGCATGAAACCATGGAACTGGGTAGGACTGCCGTTGTATTACATTGGCGTTTGTTTAAACGACATTGGATACTACATCTACCTGGCTGGAGATAAAATTATTTGGTTTAAACGCAAACAGATTGGATACATAGATAAATGATTATTGGATTAAGTGGATACGCACAGTCAGGTAAAGATACAGTTGCTGAGTTGTTGTGTTTGAACTATGGGTTTAAACGCATCTCGTTTGCATTACCTATGCGTGATGCAATTTATACATTGAACCCATTGGTTGAAGGAACTAATCGCATCGTTGATTTAGTTGATGAGTATGGATGGGATGTAGCCAAGGCTAACCCTGAGGTAAGACGATTGCTTCAAGTGTTTGGCACTGAGGTAGGTCGTAGTCTTTTCGGTGAAACATTTTGGATAGACCAAGCGTTTAAACGAGCAGAAGAATACGAACGAGTAGTGTTTTCTGATGTGCGTTTTCCTAATGAAGCCACTGCTATTCAAGCAAGAGGCGGTGATGTGTGGCGTATCAATAGACACAATCATGCACCAGTTAATGGACACAAGAGCGAGCATGCAATGGACATGTTCATGTTTAAACATGTGTTGTATAACGATGGAACCATAGATGATTTATCTGATGAAGTGTTTATGCTTGCCAAAGAATTAGGTTTGTAAAATACAGAAGCCCCGCAAAGGACTGGAACCCTGCGGGGCTTTTGTATGGGCACCTACTGCGTGCTTCCCCTTCACATAGGAGATGCCCAATGACTGAACTGTATCACATTGCTATCCCTCGTGGGTCAGAGACTTGTAGATTCATGGCTCGGCGTGCTGCTTGCCTGCGGTAAGGGGTAGTGCCACCCCAAATACCACTGCGTTCATGGACTAAGCCCCACTCAAGGCACATCTCCATGACTGGGCAATCACTACACATGCGAGCAAATACTTTCTCCTCATCATGAGTGAAGATGTCTTTCTCAGGGTAAAACAATTCAACATCTAACCCCTTGCATGCAGCACCATCGGTAAGTTTAGGATTCCAACGCAGTTTAAACGCTTGTAATACCTTACCTCGGTTCTTAACTTCTCGTTCCTCTATAACACGATGATGTTTAATTTCCATTTTAATACCAGCCCTTGGCTAAGTGATGAGCGTATGCTCGGCACACACCCTTCTTGCCATAGCGGTGGTCGAGATAGTCAAGCCCAGCCAACACCTGTTTGTATCCGTCTTTGGTTGGCTTATGCCCTATGTTTTTCCATGTGCTATCAAGTAGTTGTGCTATACCCATAGCAGTAGACTCTTTGTTGTTTGCCTTGGGTCGCCAGTTTGATTCACGCATCCACAATTCATAGAGACATGGATACTGTTCAACATTATCACGCTTAGTTAATTCATCAATGGCGAAGCGTTGGTAATCGTTCTGATAATAAGCAATGACTTTACCCGTTGGAGCATGAGAAATTATCTGCACTCGTGGATTGAATACAAGAAAAATTCCTAGTATAACTACCGTTGCAATCCATAATCGTGCATGCGGGTGGATGTGTTTAAACATACTCAGCCTCCAGTTTTGCACGGTTTCCACACACTCGACTGATGAAAGTCAAGATGTCTTGAGGTATGTCGGTGTCATTTCCATGGCTATCTGTTAGACCAACAACAATCATGTTGCCCACGATAGTAGGTGAGTTGCCGAACATAAAGGACAAGGCGCTCGCTACTGAGTTGAGTGATAGTTGCTTAAGTAATCCTTCCTCATTTACATAACCTTGGCACACTCTTGCACCATAGAAGTCATGCATCCCGATGGGTTCGATGAGTCCATCCACTGCTGCTTGCATGTCGGAGAGTTGTTTAAACACCTTCTCGTCGTATGTTCCATCTGTGTATAGCACTACGCCTTTAGCCATTAGTTATGCCACCCCTCTTTTAGTTTGCCGTTTTCGTATTCCCTACCTACGCCTGCCTCATCACCAATCTGATTTACCACATCGTTCAAGTCTCTTTGTAGTTGGCTGCGTTCTGTTTCACTGAGGTGTGCCACCATGTCCTCGGTAATCTCTGCCTTCCAAATAACTTTACTCATTAGTTCACCAACCCCTTCATCATTTCGTTTAGTTCACCATAAGCAAGGCTGCTTGAGTCATACTTGCACCCGTCAGCAGTTGATTTACCTTCAAGTCCAGCGACCTTTATCCAATCACGATAAGGCTTGGCACCTTGGTATCCCTTGATGAATAGGCAAGCGCTTAGGTATAGGGCGTAGTCGTTCTGAATCCACAACGCAATGTTCCATGTGTCGTAGTTTTTCCAGCCCTCGTAGGTTGTTTGTTTACTCATGGCTCACCAGTTTCTTAAGTTGTTGATTGCGATTGCGTAGCCATGCGTTCTCACTGTTGAGTCTGATGTTCTCTTTGATTGCATAGCCCACCACTGTGAGCGCACCCAATAGGGCGATGATTGTGGCGATGATGTCGCCTGTTCCTAGATACATACCAGTCCTTTGTTCTGTGTAGCCCAGTTGCTACATGTCTTAGGATTCCAGTTCGTTATGTATAAGTCAAGGATTTGTAGCCAAAAATAAAAAAGTTTTTTTGTTTAAACAATAGCCTGCATCTTGTAGGTTTTATCAACGCCGTTGATAAAACTAATCTTACCAGACCTGTCAAGTCTACTGTTTAAACGC